TTACGCCTAGTCAAGTCGCATTATGTATGGCGCTCGTCAAGGTTTCTAGGCTTACTGAGTCTCCAGGCCACAGTGACTCGATCATCGACGCACTTGCTTACATTTCGATATACCAGACAGTCCTTGATGCAGAAGCCGACATCAATTTTACCTGGGGGGATGACTAATGGCATTTGATTTGAGTCAATATGAAACAGTAGAAGAAAGATTAGAGAAATGGTGGAAAGAGAATGAAGACGGATCTATTCAAACAGAACTTGTTAATCGGCCAAATGCTAATCCAGATGAGTTTGTGTTTGTGGCTCGCTTATACAGAACTACAGCTGATGCGGTTCCAGTTGCGACTGGTTGGGCATCGGAGATCCGCACTGGTAGCAGCTTTAATAAGTTTGCTTGTGAACTTGCAGAAAGTAGCGCAATCGGGCGTGCTTTGGCTAACTACATCTATTCAAAAAAAGGTGCAAGACCTAGCCGAACTGAGATGGAAAGAGTTGCAACTTATTCACCGCCAGGATCTAGAGCAAGAGCTGTAGAAAATGTATTGCGTGAAGCGTTTGCAGAAGATGCTAAAGGTCAACCAACTGTATGGAGTGTTGGTGATGCAATAGAAGCAATACCTGTTAATCCTAAAACACAAGAATGCAAACACGGCGAGATGATACTTAAAGAAGGCGTGGCAAAAACTGGCAAAAATTATCACGGATACGTATGCAGTGCTGCAAAGCCTGACCAGTGTGAAGCTAGATGGGCAAAACTTACAGCTGCTGGATCTTGGTTCTTCCCTAGTGATAGTGAGGGAGGTGAGTAAATGGGATATGTTGAAATTATACGTGATGGGTTCACTCTACGTTTAGAAGATGATAAGCGAACCCTCACGCCATCGATTGACCTATGCGTAGCTTGTAATGATGACAGGCTAATACATTCTGGTAATTTCTTGGTTTGCACTCAGTGTCACTGTAGGCAATAAGGATATTACCATAATGCACCCACAATTTCGATGTAATGGCTGCAAGCGTGATACCGAATTCTTATGGCTAGATGAAATAGATACGCCAGAAGGATTTAAGGCTTATCAGTGTATGGACTGTGGTTGCGTAGGCATTAAGAATGTGGTAGAGGCTTTGCATATTCCAGACTCGGATATATGCAGATGTGATAAGTGTGGTGGTTGGAAGTTTGAAGCCGTGGTCTGCCACACTTGCCAACTGATTGGAGCAAAGTAATGCCAACGTATGAATACAGCTGTAATGAATGCGGCACCTATGGATCAGTACATAAATCTTATGATGATAATGTGACTGATATGCGTTGCCCTAAGTGTGATTTACAAATGAGCAGGATTTACTCAGCGCCTGGGCTGATATTTAAAGGTGGTGGATGGGGCAAGAATGCCTGAAGCCACAGCTGAGGATTGGGCTAAACAAAATCAATTACGTCAAGAATGGTTAGCAGCTAATCCAGATGCTACTTATATTGGATGGACTTCTATATGAAATTTAATGCTCGATTTGACAACGTATGCTAGGCTCTAGTGTAGCAGTGGCTCACAAAGCCACAAGGCGAGCCCGACAGGGAAAGCTCGCAAGGTGCTGGCTAGTTGGGATCGCTCTAGTCATAGTTAATCTTTGCTTTGTAAAGACTAATTCCGTTGCTGTTAATAAACCAACACATTACAAGCAATATGCATTTATACAGCTTAATCATTCATTTACTGAGTTCTATTGCTTAGATGAGTTATATCATCGTGAGAGTAGGTGGAACCCTAAAGCACGTAATGGCTCACACTATGGCATACCACAAGGTAGGTCTAAGTACCTGGCTACTGTTGATGGGTATAAGCAAGTAGAGTGGGGTATTAAATATAATTACAATAGATATGGTTCTATGTGTAAAGCATTAGATCACTTCAAGATTAAAGGATGGCATTGAGTAAGCGTGAGATAGGTAGTGGCAAGTGGAAGAAGCTACGTGTCACCATACTTGATAGAGATGGATGGCAGTGCGCTATCTGTCATAGACCAGCACACACTGTGGATCATATAATCCCTAGAGTTAAAGGGGGGCCTATGTGGACTGAGTCCAATTTACAGAGCCTCTGCAAGTCGTGCAACTCATCTAAAGGTGGTCGTTTTTTTAGCCCTAAGGCGACCCCCCCTGTCTTTATGAAACCTTCTCTCCCTGAGACAGTCCGAACAGTGCCAGATTCACCATTTAATAAACCTGATACGCTTAACTTCGATGCAGAATGATGCGGAAGTAAAACAGACCTCACGAGGGGTCGGGCTAATTGGCAGCACTGAGCCTAGAATTCACACGCCTTTACTTAAGGGTAATTCCAAAGCGCAAGAAGTAGCAGACCTAGCTGAGAAAATTAACTTGCCCTTGATCCCCTGGCAACGCTGGCTACTTGATGACCTTTTAACTATCGACGATACAGGCAATTTTAAGAAAAAGCTGGGTATAGCGTTGATTTCGAGACAGAATGGCAAGACTCACCTAGCACGTATGTTGATCTTGGCGCATCTATTCTTATGGGACACTAAAAACGTTTTGGGTATGTCCTCAAATCGAAATATGGCCCTTGATACATTTAGGCAAGTCGCTTATATGATCGAGGATAATCAATTCTTAAAAGATCAAGTAAAACAGATCCGCTTGGCTAATGGTCAAGAATCTATTACGTTATTAAACGGCGCTAGGTATGAAATAGCCGCAGCGACTAGAGACGCACCGAGAGGTAAGTCCGCTGGATTTTTATATTTAGATGAAATCCGTGAATGGACAGAAGAAGCCTTTACGGCTGCACTACCAGTAACACGTGCAAGACCTAATGCGATGACCTTTATGACAAGTAACGCAGGCGATGGGTTTAGCACTGTACTTAATGATTTAAGAGAGCGTGCATTATCGTATCCACCTGACACTTTAGGCTATTACGAATGGTCAGCGCCACAGCACTGCAAGATCCACGACAGAAAAGCCTGGGCTATGGCTAACCCTGCACTTGGTTATTTAATTACAGAAGAAACCTTAGAAGAATCTGTAGCGACCAACACAATAGAAGCTACAAGGACTGAGATGTTATGCCAATGGATCGACTCTACTGTCAGCCCCTGGGTGTATGGATCTATTGAAGCGTGTAGTGATAGTACCCTCGAAATACCTGTCGGGCCTCAAACTATTATGGCATTCGATATTGCACCTACCAGGAGATCAGGCGCTTTGGTTATGGGTCAAATGAAAGATGGCAAGATAGCCGTAGGTTTAGCACAGCTGTGGTATAGCGATATAGCAATAGATGAAATGAAGATGGCAAGCGATATAAATGAGTGGGCACGTAAGTATCATCCAACTACTATCTGTTTTGACAAGTACGCTACCCAGACAGTTGCCACTAAATTAGAATTATCGGGGTGGAAAATTCAAGACATTAGCGGCCAAAGCTTCTACCAGGCTTGCTCGGATCTTGCAAACGCCCTGGCACAAGGCACAATGGTTCATAGTGGGCAAGCAGACTTAGTACAGCACTTAAATAACTGTGCAGCCAAGACCAGTGATTTTGGTTTCAGAATCATCCGCAGAAAATCAGCTGGAGAAGTCACGGCGGCAATTAGCCTGGCTATGGTGGTTAGCCAATTAACCAAGCCACAACAAACTGCGCAAATCTTTGTCTAATTTGCACTATATGTCCGACTTATGGTATAAAATACCTATATGGGTATATTGTCTGCTTTGGGTATAAACAAAAAATCGGAAACTGTCGAAGCGCAGTATGCCCCAGCCATTATGGACACAGCTTATGGCTATGGTTCATTTACTACTGGTGTCGGTAATTTCCCTGGTGGATTAGACCGTAACTTTGCTATGCAAGTACCAGCAGTTAGCCGTTGCAGAAATCTTATAGCTGGTGTAGTTTCATACTTGCCATTAGGTCTTTATAAAAAGTCTAGTGGTGAGGCGTTGGGGAACCCTCTCTGGATCGACCAACCAGACTATCGACAACCTAGATCCGTCACCATTTCTTGGACTGTCGATAGTTTGTTGTTTTATGGTGTTGCTTATTGGCGTGTTACAGAATTATATGCAGATGATTTAAGACCATCACGATTTGAGTGGGTCGCCAACAATCGAGTTACATTTACTACTAATAAATTTGGCACAGAAGTTACTAAGTATTACGTAGATGGCGTTGATGCACCTATGTCTGGTATCGGATCTCTTATTACATTCCAGGGTCTAACACAAGGCGTATTAACCACAGCAGCACGCACAATCCAATCAGCACTAGATATTGAAAAGGCCGCAGCTGTAGCAGCCGCAACCCCAATGCCAAGTGGATACATTAAAAACACTGGCGCAGATTTACCAGAGCAACAAGTATCAGGATTATTAGCACAATGGAAGCAAAGCCGACAAAACAGATCGACAGCATATTTAACTTCTACCTTGTCTTACGAAACCACAGGCTTTAGCCCTAAAGATATGATGTATAACGACAGTCAGCAATACTTAGCAACCCAGATCGCTAGAGCGATGAACGTACCTGCTTATTACATTTCAGCAGATATGAATAATAGTATGACTTATCAAAACATTATTGATGGTCGCAAAGAATTTGTTGCTTACTCACTACAGCCGTTTATTTGTGCGATTGAGGATAGACTCAGTATGGATGACGTAACAGCCAGAGGACATTCCGTAAAATTCAAAATCGAAGAATCGTTTTTAAGAGCAGACACAATGAAGCGTTTAGAAGCTTTAGAAAAAATGCTTAATCTAGGTTTAATTGATATAGATGATGCAAAAGAAATGGAAAGCCTAACACCTAACGGAAGAGAAGAAGAAGATGATACTTACATTCAGTAGCCAGGTAGAAGCCGCCGATGGCGAGCGCAGAATAATTGCTGGCAAAATTGTGCCATTTGAAGAAGTAGGCAATACCTCGGTAGGTAAAGTGGTTTTTGCTAAAGGCTCAATTGAGATTGGTGATCCAGGCAAAGTTAAGATGCTTATGCAACACAGCCCAGAGCGCCCTATCGGTAGAATGCAAAAATTTAACCAGGCAGAGGATGGCATTTACGCTAGCTTTAAAATTAGCGCCAGTATGCAAGGTCAAGATGCACTAATACTTGCAGGCGAGCAGTTAATCGATGGTTTGTCAGTCGGTGTAGACGTTAATAAGTCTGTGCAGAAAAAAGATTATTTATATGTAACTAGCGCTACCTTACGTGAGGTTAGCCTGGTCGAATCGCCTGCATTTGAGGCGAGAGTAACTAAAGTTGCTGCAAGCGAAAGCGAAGCAGAAAACACCAATCAACTAGAAGAAAGCGAGGCTCCTGTGGAAGATTTAGCAACAGCGCCACAAGAAGCAAAGGCAGAGGCTGCTACTCCTACAGTAGAAGCTGCTCGCCCAGTAATTACAGCACCACTAATTCAAACACGTGTACGTACACCTATCGATTCGATGGCAAAGTACACAGAGCATAAAATCAAAGCAGCACTAGGTAGCGATGAGTCAAAACTCTATGTAACCGCAGCTGATGATTTTGCTAACAACGGATTAGGATTTAATCCAACACAATATCTAACAGAGTTTGTAACTAATACACGCTTTAGCACACCTGCCCTAGATGCCTGCTCACAAGGCACCTTGCCACAAAGTGGTCTTACTATTTCAGTACCCTCTTTGGTCACTTCCGCTGGTGGTGGAACTGGTGTAGCTCCAACAGTTACAGTAGAAGCAGAAGGCGGAGCCGTTGCAAATACAGATATGGTCAGCCAATACTTAACTGGTACTGTATCTAAGTACAGTGGTATGAACACACTATCTGTTGAATTGTTAGAGCGTTCAGACCCAAGTTTCTATGCTGAATTAACACAACAATTAGAAAATGCTTATTTACAAACACTTGATACAACAGTCCTTGCTGCAATAGTTGCTGCAGGTCAGTATTCATCAGGTTGCGATGCAGATTCAGCTGGTATTATTGAATTCGCTAGCGATGCAGCTCGTAAGGTTTATACAGCTACTGGCTACTTTGCAAATAACTATATTGCTAACCCATCACAGTGGCAATTATTACTACAGGCAACAGATAGCACTGGTCGCCCAATTTATTCAGCATCACAACCAATGAACGCAGGCGGAGCAGTATCACGTACCTCAATTCGTGGAAATGTACTCGGCTTAGATTTATTTGTTGACAAAAACTTCGCAGCTACAACTACTATAGATGATTCTGCTGTAATCCTTGCACCAGAAGCATTTACTGTATACCGCTCACCACAGGCATTTATGTCTGTTAACGTGGTTTCTAATCTGCAAGTACAGGTTGCAATTTATGGTTATATGGCCACTATTGCAAAAATGCCTAACGGCATCGTTAAGTTCAACCTTAACTAATAACCAAGTAATAATCCCCTGGGGTTTAGTAGCCCTAGCCCTGGGGGAGTTTTTTTAGAAAAGGAGTAGAGATGCCAGCCACGTATGTAACTGTTGCTGAACTTAGAAGCAATTTAGGTATAGGCACGCTTTATTCAGATTCGACTGTCGAAGAATGTGCGCAATCGGCAGAAGACTTACTCAATCAATATCTTTGGTTTAACACCGCCCCAGTAGTAGGGACTGCTCGTAGCAATAATGTAAACACACTTATGCTCGCTAACCCTAATGCGTTTGTAACAGGTCAAACAATTACAGTGAGTGGATGTGGCGCCTCATTTAATGGCACAGTTACAATTACTGGCACAATACCACCTAGCACTGGTTCAACTAATTTAATCCCAGTATTTATGTATCAATATGGACAAACTAATTACCCTAATGGATACTCATTTGTTCAATACACTAAAAACGGCGCAGACCAGAATTTCCATAAAGTAGTACCTTACGGCGTGGCCACAGGCCCAGACCACAAGACCCAGGCTTATGCGAGCACCCCAGCAATAAGAGAAGCGGCGATGATCCTGGCAGTCCAGATCTGGCAAGCCAGACAAACGCAGCAGACTGGGAGCGTAGGTATGGATGGGATAAGTGCTAGCCCCTATAAAATGGGTTACCAGCTGATAAATCTTGTCAGAGGTCTCATCCAGCCTTACGCTGCACCAGCATCTTTGGTGGGCTAATGGCAGCGATCTCCACACTACGTGGCACGCTAGCCACGGCATTAACAAACAATGGAGTCTGGTCTACCTTTGCATTTCCACCTGCAACCTTGCTTGCTAATAGCGTAGTAGTTACTCCTGGCGATCCTTACATAACACCTAACAATAATAGCCAGACAGCCATTGCACCCCTGGCTAATTTTAAGATTTTAATAACTACACCTGCATTTGACAATCAAGGTAATTTACTAGGTATAGAGAATTTTATCGTAGCAGTAGTAACTAAACTAGCGGCATCTACCCTGGTTTACAACATATCAAGTGTCTCCGCTCCAGCTATAACCAATGCAGCTAGTGGAGATTTGTTAACATCAGAAATAACTGTATCAATCCTAACGAGCTGGAGTTAAAATGAGCACACACGAAGAAGACTTAGCCTTCTTGAAAAAGACAGGCCAAATTAAAGACGCACCAAAACCAACTGCACAAACTAAGAAAGACGAGGAATAACAATGGCAATATACTTAAATAATAACGTTGGTGTTAAGTTGGCTACTAATGCTGCACCAACCACACCATCAATCGACATCAGCGCTTATGTAACTAACGCTGTAATTAACCAGATCGTAGATGAGTTAGAAGTAACCGCTATGGGCGACACAGCACATAAGTTTGTTGCTGGCCTACAATCAGGCACATTTACAATCGACTTTATCAATGACTGGGCAGCTGGTCAGGTAAACGAGACACTTAGCGCAGCATTTGGCAAGACCCTAGCAGTATCAGTAATCACTGTTAAAGGCACTGCTGTAGCAGCTACAAACCCTACTTACCAATTCTCTATCTTGGTAAATAACTTGACTCCAATCGGTCAAGGCGGCGTGGCTGAGGTTGCAACATCAAGTCTGTCCTTTACAGTAAACTCCGCAATAACAGTGTCACCATCGGTGGCATTCTAACTAAGGAGTAATAATGGCAAAGCTAAAGATAACAAGGGCTAATGGTGAAGTATCAGAGCACAAGATAACACCAGGTGTCGAGTACGCTTTTGAGTTAAAACGAGGTATGGGAATTAGCAAAGCCTTGCGTGAAGATGAGAAGCAGTCAGATATATTTTGGTTAGCTTGGGAATGTTTACGCAGGGCTGGCGCTCAGGTATCTCTATCCTTTGATGAGTTTATTGACAGTTTAGATACTGTTGAGGTGTTAGACGAAGAAAAAAAATAACCGAGCGGTCTTCAATCCTTTACAGCATCGCACAGCTGAGCGTAGAGACTGGGATACCGCCTAAAGAGTTTATTGATATGGATAGCGAAATGTATGCCGCAATCATACAAGTCCTAACCGACAGAGCTAAGGAGATCCGAAATGCCAGCAGAGGTCGTAGGCGTTAAAGATGTCCTTGCAGGTCTGAAATTTATTGACAAAGATTTACAAGATCGTATTAGGACTGCTATTGATCCGCTAATGCGTAGTGTGGCTGCTAAGGCTAGATCATTTGTGCCTGGTAATGCTGAGGTGTTATCAGGTTGGACTAAAGAGCCTAATCCAGAGATAAACTACCGCCCATTTCCTAAATATGATGCTGGCACAGTTAAAGCTGGTATTGGCTATAACTCAGGCGATAATCAAGTATTTAAAAATGGTTTTAAAGTAAGCAATTATGTTTACAACGTAAGCGCACCTGGTCGCATATATGAAACTGCTGGCCGTAAAAACCCACAAGGTAGAGCGCCATTTCAGCAGATCGATCCAAGTCTGCCTGGCACAACCTTTGGCAAGGTGCAAGGATTTGAAGGCAAAGCCAGGGCACGTGAGTACACCTATAACAAATCCACTAGAGAGTACGCATCAAATAACCCTTTTGCTGGTTATCAGTTTGTTACTTCAATGCCAGGGCTTACCTCACAACCAAAGATTAAAGGCGTACGTGGTGGTGGTCGAAAGACTAAAGGCCGCTTAATTTACAAAGCCTGGGCACAAGATAGTGGCAAGGTTTATCAAGCGATGCTGGGTGCCATTAACTCCACAGCTATAAAATTTAACAAATCAACAGAGATTAAGAAGGCAGCGTAATGGCCAATGTAGTAGTCTCGGCAATAGCCACCTGGAATGGTAAAGCACTTAATAAAGGCAAGAAAGATGTATCAGCCTTTGATAAACAAGTAAAACAATTAGGCAGAACTTTTGCAAGCGTATTTACTGCCACTGCATTATTTAATTACAGTAAGAAGGCAGTGCGAGCATTTGCCGAAGATGAAAAGGCAGCCAAAGCCCTAGAGATACAATTACGTAATACAGGATTTGCATTTGCAGCACCTGCTGTTGAAAATTACATAGGCAATTTACAGCGCACCACAGGCGTACTAGATGACCAATTACGCCCAGCATTCCAGCAATTATTGACTGTTACTGGCTCAATAACTAAAAGCCAAGAAGCTTTAAATACAGCTTTAAATATCAGCGCCGCTACTGGTAAATCTTTAACTGAAGTTAGCGCAGCCTTAACACGTGGATACTCAGGCAACACCACAGGATTAAGCAGATTAGGCGCAGGCATTAGCAAAGCCACCTTGAAGGCTGGCAAAATGGAAGACATCCTTGCAGAGTTAAATCAAAAATTTGCAGGACAAGCCACAGCCCGACTAGACACCTATGCGGGCAAAATGGATTTATTGCGTGTGGCAGCAGCAGATGCGAGTGAAACTATTGGAAAAAGTTTAGTCGATGCTATAAGCAAGTTAGGTAAAGATACAAGTATAGAAAACCTAACTAAAGACATAGACGCATTAGCCACAAGTATTGCAAGCGTTGTGACTGGTGTTGGCGCCCTAATCGGTGTATTAAGCGATCTACGCAACGCACCTGGCATAAAGCAGATAATAGATGTTTTGAGGTTTGGCAATTTATTTGATATGTTAAAAAAGTTGGGCGAATTGTCGCAACCCGCACCGACATCTAACTTTACTTATGGACTAGGATCTAGTGCGACTAAAGATATAGAGCGTGTTAAAGAAATTACTAGGTTAAAGACTTCTAACAAATTACGCCAAGACGAGATTAACAAGATGAAGGCTAAGTCTGAGGTAGATAAACTGGAAGAAAAGTTTAACGTTGAGCGCATAGCCTTAATGAAGGCGCTGGGCGAGGCTACCGATGCTGAGACTAAACTACGCATACAGGCTAAGTTAGCCATTCTGGATAATAACGAGGCTTTGGCTAAAAAGTATTTAGCTGAGATGAATGCAGCCAAAGGCGCTACTGATTTAGCATCAGCTTTTAATGGTGCAGTATTATCTTTAAGTTCTAGTAAAGCCGACATAATGAAATATCTAAACGATTTAGCAGCTGTGCAAACTAAACAACTAGCAGCAGGCACACCTTTAACAGCGCCTAACCCAGCAGATACTGCAATAGTCCAAAGAAGCATAGAGCAGACCTTAGAATCTGTAAGCAGTAAATTGCCAGGATTATTAGAAAAGGCTCGCACTACTGTTAAAATTGGAAACGAAATACCAAGCCCAGATGAATTTTATGGCAAACTACCACCAAGCGACATAGTAAATCGTGCTAGAGATATGGCTGCAGCAGCTCCTGTAATTAACGTTAACGTAGAAGGCAGCCTAACCTCACTGCAAGAATTTGAGACAACTATTCAAGATCTATTATTAAAGATCTATAAGCAAAATGGAGATCTAGCACCAGCAGGGTTTATTCAATAATGACTGTGCCGATTATCAATGCAGTAATCAACTTTAGCACTGGGCCTAGCACAGCTCAGGCTATGCAATTAGATATTGGTATATTAGGCACAAACGTATTGGCAGATGGTGTTGCCGTAATCGTTGATGTATCTGATCGAGTTAATTTTGTGCAAACTAAAATTGGCCGTAACCCTACAGCTGATAAATTCATTACGGGTAATTTAACTTTACGTATTGTAGATCAGAATGGCGACTTTAACCCGACTAATCCAACTGGGCCTTATTATGGATTACTTACGCCTATGAAGAAAGTCCAAATAACCGCTACATATAGTGGCACTACCTATCCTATATTCTCAGGCTTTATTACATCCTATGTCAATCAACAACCTAAAGATGCCACAGAGGTTGCCTATACAACAATTACAGCTGTAGATGCTATGAGACTTGCCCAAAACGCACAGATCAGCACAGTCACAGGCGCTACCGCTGGCGACTTATCAGGCACACGTATTAACCAGATATTAAATGAGATCGACTGGCCAGCATCAATGCGTTTAATAGATCCAGGCCAAACTACCTTACAAGCAGATCCAGGTACTCCACGCACCTCACTAAGCGCTATGCAGACTGTTGCCGATTCAGAGTATGGTGCTATTTATGTTGATTCTAATGGTGAGTTTGTATTTAAGGATCGATTAACAGCAACCGCCTCTATAGGTGCGACACCTACAGTTTTTGCCGATGATGGCACAGGTTTGCCTTATGCCAACGCTGTGTGGAAACTAGACGACACCCTTATCTTTAATTCAGCTCAGATCAGCAGGTCAGGTGGCACAGCTCAGACAGCCATTAACCAGGCATCTATTGATAAGTATTTTATCCATTCATATAACCTGCAAGATCTACTGATGCAAACCGATGCCGTAGCCCTAGATTATGCCAGGGCATACGTAGCCAGCAGGGCTGAAACCACTATCCGATGCGATGCCATCGAGCTAGACTTATACACGCCTAACTACAATTCAGGCATAGTCGCAGCACTTGACCTAGACTTCTTTGACCCAATCACAGTTATCACAACCCAGCCTGGTGGCTCTAAATTACAGAAAACACTGCAAATCTTTGGCGTGGCCAACACAATTACACCTAATAGCTTTAAGGTGGTGTTTACAACGCTAGAACCTGTCATAGATGGGTTTATAATAGGCAACGTAGATTACGGGGTCTTAGATCAGAACGTCTTATCTTACTAAGGAGAAAATATGCCAACCTGGCCAGGCAATACTGGTGATGTAGTTACCAGCACAATGTGGAATGGATTACCAGCATTCACAGTGCAGACTGCTAAAACAGCAGATTACACAGCTGGAAGCGGTGACGAATATCAACAACTTATACCAATAAATAAAGCAACTGCTATTGCATTTAAGATACCAACAGATGCAACATACAACTTTGCAGTTGGCACAGTTATTACAGTATTAAACATCGGTGCAGGTACTTGCACAATCAGCGCAGTGACTCCTGGTACCACAACTGTTTTAAGCGCTGGCGCAACAGCAGCATCTCCAACTCTGGGACAATATAAAACTGCAGCATGTATCAAAACTGCGGCTAATGCGTGGTATGTAGTTGGGACTATCGCATAATGATTGGCAATATAATGGCTGGCACTTTAGGGCCAGCAGGCCCAACAGTTACAGGTGGCACGCTTTATACATCTGGCGGATTTAATTACAGAGTTTTTACTGGTAACGGCACTTTGACTGTATCAGGTGGTACTTTAATTGCTGATTACATAGTAGTTGCTGGTGGCGGTGGTGGTGGTATGGATGGCGGTGGCGGTGGCGGTGCTGGTGGTTTTAGAGCATTTACCACGCAATCTTTAACTGCAGGTAGTTACAGTGTGACAGTTGGCGGTGGTGGTGCAGGCGCTACAGCTACCAACGTAAAAGGCTCAACTGGTGGTACGTCTACATTTAATTCTAATTCGTCATCTGGCGGTGGTGGCGGTGGCTCTGATACAAGCGCATCTGGTGCAAATGGTGGTTCAGGCGGTGGCGGCAGAGTGTCTCGTGCTGGCAACACAGGTGGTACTGGTAATGCTGGTTCTTATTCACCATCTGAGGGTAATGCTGGTGGTGCAGGAAGTGCAGTCGGTACTGCATCAGGTGGCGGTGGTGGTGCCAGCGCAGCAGGTAACGCTGGTACAACTGGTGCTGGTGGAGATGGAACAAATACTTATTCTAGTTGGGCAACTGCAACATCAACTGGAGACTCTGGTTATTATGCAGGTGGCGGTGGTGGTCTAGGTACGACTGCAGCTGTTGGCGCTGGTGGTTTAGGTGGCGGTGGACAAGGTGCAAGACAAAACGTCGCAGGCCCTTACGAAACAAATGGCTTAACAAATACTGGTGGCGGTGGCGGTGGTGGCCGAGGTAGCAGTCCTTTTGCTTCAGCAAATGGTGGTTCAGGTATTGTTATTGTGAGGTACGCAGCATAATGGCACACTGGGCAGAAATTGATAACGATAATAAAGTTTTAAGAGTCTTGGTTGGCGATAACAATGATCCTGCTGGCGATGAAGGTTACCAATGGCTGCTAGATAATTTAGGCGGCACATGGATTAAAACAAGTTATAATCATAAAATACGTAAGCAATATGCTGGTATTGGATTTTCTTATGATCCAGTAAATGATGTATTTATTGCACCACAACCATTTGCATCCTGGTCATTAGATGAAAACTTTGATTGGCAACCACCAACACCAAGGCCAGACGGAATTGGTTGGCGCTGGAATGAAAATACATTAAGTTGGATCGAAATTGAAGCCTAAATTATGCGCAGCTGGCGTGCAGTTACGGAAGCAAGTTGATACCTGGTTTCCAGATAGGCGTACTGCCAGTGATGGGTGGGTGGGCGATAGCCGTCACGCCGCCAGAAAATCGGATCATAATCCAGACGAATTTG